GCTTTAGGTCGTGCAACTCAATCTTTAGCTTCAGGATTTACAGCTGCTCAAGGTGCTTTAAATTTATTTGGTACAGAAAGTAAAGACGTAGAAAAAGCACTATTGAAAGTTAATAGTGCAATGGCATTAAGTCAAGGACTTGCAGGTTTAGAAGATTTAGGACGTTCATTTAAACAAGTTGGAAGTGTAGCAGTAAATGCTTTTAAAGGTATTAAAGCAGCTATCGGAGGGTTAGGAATAGGAATAATAGTTTTAGCAATTACAGCAATAGTTTCAAATTGGAAAGAGTTAGTAGGTTGGATTGAAAAAACATTCCCAGCATTTAAAGGAATACAAAATTTCTTTAAGAATTTTTATCAAAATGCAATGGGTACTTTATCAGCTATTGTAGCAGGATTCAAAACAGTTGCTAAAGTTGTAGGTGATGTATTTAGAGGTGATTTCTCAGGTGCTTATAAAGATGCTACAAAGATAGGTGAGAATATGGCCAAAGCATATAATAAAGGATATAACGATAAAGATAAAGAACTTCGAGAAGAAAGATATTTAAAAAATAAAAAGTTTGAATTAGACTTATTAGAAGCTCAAGGGAAAGAAGTAAGTACAAAGAGATTAGAATTACTTAAACGTGAACTTAAACAACTAGAAAAAGGAAGTGATGAATATAATTCTAAATTAATTGAAATTGAAAAGCTACGTACAACTATTAGAGAAAATGAGGAAAAGAAACGTGAAGAAATTTCAAAGAAAGCAGAAGAAGCAAGAAATAAAAGATTAGAAAAAGAAAAACAAATATTATCTGATGAAAAAGCAAGGAGAGAAAAAGACTTTCAAGAAACACAAGAAATAGGCGAGTTAGAATTAAAAACAAGAGCAGAATTAAATGGAGAAAAATTAACTAAAGCACGAGAATTAGTTAATCAAAATAATGAATTACAAAAACAAGAATATGAAAACTTTAAATTTTGGAAAGACCAAGAAAAAAAGCACGATGAAAAAACGCAACAAGCTAAATTTCAATCAGTACAAAGTTCATTAACAGCAATTAGTCAACTTGTAACAGCATTTGCAGGTCAAAGTGAAAAACAACAAAAAAGAGCATTTGAAATAAACAAAGCTATAGGGATTGCACAAGCTACAATAGATACATTTAGAGCTGCTACAAGTGCTTTAAAAGACGTACCGTATCCATATAATTTTGTAGCTGCGGGTACTGTAATAGCTTCAGGGTTGGCAAACGTAGCATCTATTGCTAAACAACAATTTAATAGTCCAAGTATTTCAAGTGGTAGTATGCAAAGACAAAGCACTCCAAGTGTAGGTAATGGATTTAATACAACACCTAACATAAATATAGTAGGATTTAATCAACAAAGCCAAATAGCACAACTTAATCAACAACCTATACAAGCGTATGTAGTAAGTGGTCAAGTAACGACACAACAGGCATTAGATAGAAATAGATTAAGAAATGCAACTTTCTAAAATAAAAAAGCGGGAATTCCACCCGCCAATTCTAAATAAGAGCATATTTATATATGAAACTTAAAAAAGCATTTCAAATATAGAAAAAATAATTTAACAAAAAAAGGGTAGCTATTAAACTACCCTTAAAAACTAACCTTAAAATAAATCTGATGTCAAAAACCGATACAAATATAACACTTTAATTAATATAAAAGTTATTTAGTTATGGAAAAGTTACAAGAATTTGAATTAAAGATTGAAGATATGCAAAAAGATGGGGTTTTTGCTATTTCTTTAGTTGATAAACCAGCTATTGAGGAAGACTTTATTTACTTATCAAAAGAGGAAGTTCATTTAAAAGTAGTTAACGAAGAAAAAAGAATCGTTTGCGGTTTAGCTTTAGTACCTGATAAACGTATTTATAGACGTGTTAACGATAAAGAATTTAATATTTTCTTCACTAAGGAAACTATTAACCAAGCTAATCAATTATTCATGGAACGTCTAAACTTAAACAACGTTACAATAGACCATGAAAAACAAGTACAAGGGGTTAGTGTAGTAGAAAGTTGGATAGTTGAGGATTCTAAAATGGATAAATCTAACTTATATAACTTGAATGCAGTTGATGGTTCATGGGTTGTTATGATGAAAGTAAATAACGATGAAGTATGGAACGATATTAAGTTAGGAAAGTATAAAGGATTTTCAATAGAAGCTATGTTTTCATGTTTATCAGAATATTTAAGCAAACAAGAAAAAAACTCAAACGATGAGTTAATCGAACAAATTAAGGAATTATTATCTAAAATATAATGGCAAAGAAAGAAGTAAAAGGAACAAGTCCTAAAGGTGGTAAACAAGGATGTTTATGCAAAGATGGAACATACTCAAATGAATGTTGCGATGGTGAGTTATTATCTCAAGGAATTGGAGATACAACAAATCAAACAATTAGTAATGTAAACCATATTATCAACGAAACAACTACTATCGTTTCAAGATAAAATTGTAACACTTTAATTAATCGAAAAGTTATAAAGTTATGGAAGCAAAAGAGATTATTAACAAATTAAAAACTATTCTCGGAATGGAAATTAAATTAGAACAACAAATGTTGGCTGATGGAGTTACTACAATCGAGTTTGATTCTCTTGAAGTTGGTAAAGAAGTATTCATTGTAAATGAACAAGGGAACGTACCTTTACCAGTTGGAGAGTATGAATTGCAAGATGGTAGAATTTTAGTTGTTTCTCAAGATGGAATCATTGGAGAGTTGAAAGATGCACCAATGCAAGAGGAACAAGGCGAACCGGCTACAGAGGTTGAAGTTGAAGCATCTACAGAAGAAACAACAGCACCTAAAAAAGTTGTGCGTTCTCAAGTAGAAGAACAATACTTTCAAGAAATTGAAATGTTGAAAAAAGAGATTGTTGAATTAAAAGAACAATTATCTAAAAAAGAGGAAGTAAAAGAAGAAGAGTTAAAAGAAGAAATTAAACCTATTTCATTTAATCCTGAGAAAAAAGAACGTGAGATTCATTTATTAGCTGATAAAGCACCTGAATCAGGAATTTCAAGAATTTTAAAACAAGTTTATAACCAATAATTAAATTAAATATGGCTACTACAGCAAATATTACAACAACTTATGCAGGTCAAGACTCAGCGTTATGGGTAAGAGCAGCATTATTATCAGGAAACACTTTAGCAAATGGTGGGATGACAATTCGTCCAAATATTGCTTATAAAGAAGTTATCCATAAATTAGCAACTGATGGACTTTTAAAAGATGCTACTTGCGACTTTACAGCTACATCAACTGTTACTATCACAGAAAGAGCATTGACTTTAGAGCAGTTCCAAGTAAATCTAAGTTTGTGCAAAAAAGATTTTTTAAATACTTGGCAGGCAGAAGAAATGGGCTTTTCTTCTCATAAAGTTTTAGCTAAATCGTTCGCTGATTATTTATTGGCTTATGTAGCTGATAAAGTTTCAGCAGAGGTAGAAGTTGCTATTTGGAGAGGTGTTAATGCTACAGCAGGTCAAATTGATGGTATTGCTACTTTAGTATCAGTAGATGCATCTTTACCAGCAGCACAAGAAGTAGCGGGTACAACAGTTACAGCAGCTAACGTAATTTCAGAATTAGGTAAAATCGTAGATGCTACACCAGCAGCATTGTATGGTCGTGAAGATTTGAGAATCTTTGTATCTCAAAATATTGCACGTGCTTATGTTAGAGCATTAGGTGGATTTGGTGCATCAGGTTTAGGATCTAATGGTACTGATAATAAGGGCACACAATGGTATTCTATGATGAATGATTTATACTTTGATGGAATCAAATTATTCGTAGCAAATGGATTAGCTGATAACACAGCAATTTGTACAACTATTGATAACTTATATTTTGGAACAGGTTTATTAGCTGATTTTAATGAAGCGTCAATTATAGATACCTCAGCTACATTAGGCGACCAAAATGTACGTGTTATCTTGAGAGCAGCAATGGCAGTAAATTACCATTCAATTAGCGATATTGTTAGTTATGGTATTACTAACTCAGCTAACTAATAATTAACTGATAAATTAATAAGGGTGGTGCAATAAACACCACCTTTTTTTATAACTATTAAATTTTAAAAAATGAGTTGTGATATAACACATGGTAGAGCAGAAGTATGCAAAGATGTAGTAGGTGGTTTACAAGCTATTTACATTGCTAATTTTGGTATTACTTCGGCTGATGTTACATACGATGTAACAAATACTGATTTGATAACAAGTATTCATAACATTACAAATCTATATAAATTTGAATTAAAAGGTGCTAACTCTTTTGAGCAAACTATTCAATCAAGTAGAGAAAATGGAACTACTTTTTTTGAGCAAGTATTAACAATTTCTTTAAAGAAACAAGATATTTCAACTTCTAAGACTTTGAAATTATTAGCTTACGGAAGACCTCATATTGTTGTAAAAGATAATAACAACAATTACTTCATTATGGGATTATTGAGAGGTGCTGATGTAACTGGAGGTAAAATATCATCAGGTACTAACTTAGGAGATAAGTCAGGATATGAATTGACATTCACAGCACAGGAAGCTACTTATGCAAATTTCTTGAATTGTTCAAGTGATACAGCATTAGCTACTTTATTTAATTCAGCTACTATTGTTACTTCTTAGAATATAGAAGAAACAAGTAAATGAAAGGGGATAGTTGATAGCATCCCCTTTTTTATTTTAAACAAATTGATAATTTTTTAGTTATATAAATATGATAGTTTTAAAAGAACAAAATACAGCACAAAGTTTTAATTTCATTCCACGCAATGATTATGATACTTTGACTATTACAAACGAAACTACAAACGAAACTCAAACAATAACTATATTAACTGACGTAGAAACTAAATACTATCGTACTATTTCGGCTATATTTAACTTAAAAGAAAATAACTTTTATATTTTAGAATTGCTTAATGGTAGTGATGTAGTTTATAGAACTAAAGTATTTTGCACTAATCAAAAAATAGTTAGTTTTTCGGTTAATAATGGAAATTACACTTCACATTCTTCAAATAATGAATTTATAATTTATGAGTAATACTAATATATTAGAATTAGCCAAATATGAGAAGCCACAAATTACGGAATCTAAACGTGAAAAGTGGGTTGAATTTGGAGAGGATAACAACTACTTTAAATGGTTAATTGATAGGTATACTAATTCGGCTACAAATAACGCAGTTATAAACAATATTTCACGTCTTATTTATGGTCGTGGATTAAATGCTTTAGATGCTTCTACAAAGCCTAATGAGTATGCTCAAATGTTAGGTATATTAGACAAAGAAAGTGTTAGAAAAAACGCATTTGAATTAAAAATATTTGGGCAAACAGCATTACAAGTTATTTATGATAGTGGTAAGAAAGTAATTAAACAATGTTTACATATACCAGTTAATAATTTAAGAGCAGAAAAATGCAATGAAGATGGAGAAATTTTAGGTTATTACTATTCTGATAATTGGGAAGACGTTAAAAACTTTGTACCTAAATTTATTCCAGCATTTGAAAAAGGAAGTAAAAACGATTTAATTGAAATACTTTTTATTCAACCTTATTCGGTAGGAATGAAATATTACTCTTATGTTGATTATATCGGTTCATTACCTTATGCAGTATTAGAGGAAGAAGTAAGCGACTATTTAATTAATGATGTTCAAAATGGATTCTCTCCTACTTTTATAATCAACTTTAATGATGGTAAACCTGACCAAGAAAAAGCAGATGAAATCAGTCGTAAGGTAGAAAGAAAACTAACAGGAAGTAAAGGAAAAAAAGTAGTAGTTTCATTTAACGACAACGAACAAAGCAAAACAACAGTAGACGCAATTCCTTTAAATGATGCACCTGAACATTACCAATATTTATCTGAGGAATGTCAGCGTAAGATAATGGTAGGACATAACGTTACAAGTCCTTTATTATTTGGTTTAAATTCAGCGAATGGTTTTAGTTCAAATAGTGATGAATTAAGAAATAGCTACATTCTTTTTGAAAATATGGTTATTAATCCATTTAGAGATATTTTAGTTCAATCTTACAAACGTATTTTATCATTTAATGGTATTGCTTTAAAATTATATTTTGATTCGTTACAGCCTTTAGATGCGAGTGGAGATTTAACTCAAACGGATAAATCACAACAAATAATAACAGCAATTAATTCATTAAGTCCTTTAGTAGCTAATAAAGTATTAGAAACATTAACAAATGATGAAATTAGAGGATTAGTTGGACTGAAAAAAGCTGATGTAGTACCTGACAATACTAATGTTAATATGAGTTCACAATTTAATTTAGATGAATTTGGCGAAGATATTAGCGATGAATGGGTACTAATTGATGAAAGGGATGTAGATTACGATAACGAAGATATTTTAAACAATCATTTAGAAGAATTAGAAGCTAAAATAGGAAAAGAAAAAAAGACTTTTTTAAGCAAATTAGTAAGTTTAGTTAGTACAGGCACAGCAAGACCAACAGCAGTAAGTTCACAAGACCAACAAGTTAAAGGACGTATGTTTAAAGTACGTTATAAATATACAGGTAATCCTAATCCTGAACGTGATTTTTGCAAGGCTATGATGT